AATGGCGGCGGTCAAACCGTACGCCCAGACAAGGACTTCACCGAGACGGTCGAGAAGCAACGGGAACTCAAGGCTCTGGCCTATGAGCATTACCTGTCCGACCTGCGGAGCGGAGCGCCCGAAGCCGCCAAGTCCTACGCCACCTACGACAAGTTGGTCAAGACCCTCGTCACGCTGGAGAAGGAACTGCATGCGCGGCAAATCGCATCCAAGGAGTTCATCCGCACCCAGACCGCCGTCGAGCGCTTTGGCAAAATCCTCAACGACATCCGTAGCGAACTTAATCAACTCGGCACCAAGGTCGCTTCCCGCGCTAACCCCGACAACCCCGGCAGGGCTTTGAAGTCTATCGACGACGAGGTGAACTACATCCTTTCGCGCGTCTCCCAAGCCGTCGGCGACGCCGAAGATACGGTCAAGGGAGACGACACGCTGGAGGCTCTTGCCGACCCAGTCGTGGTCGAGGATGACAATTCCAATGAGGACGAAGTCGAGGAAGCCGCCGAGTGACCGAGGACAATTACGAGAACTCCCTGCGGGCAATCCTTGCCCCAGACCCAGACGGGGACATCGTGGACTGGCTGGAGTCCAATGTGAAGAACATGCCGGGGCCAATGCCCGGCCCATTCCGTGTGGACTCCACGCCGTACCTCGCGCCTATCCTGCGCGCCATGTGCGATCCCGAAATCCGAACCATCGTTGTGTTCGGTGCGGTGCAAATGGGCAAGTCCACCCTGCTGGAACTCTGGTCATCCTACATCGCTGGTCGCACACCCGGCCCGACCCTACTGCTCCAAGACGTTGATCCCAATGCCAAGGACTGGCAGATCAACCGCCTAAAGCCCATCTGGGAGGCGACTCCTGCCACCATGTCGCGCGTCAGCAAGCAGGAGAAGTCCAACTGGCACACCAATCAGTTTCAGCGTTGCACCATGTGGGTGCTGGGCGCGCACAACAAAAAGAACCTTCAACGTCGCTCTATTCGTTTCCTAGGGGGGGACGAAGTCTGGATGTGGCCCAAAGGACACCTTGGCGAAGCCCTACGCCGCAGAACAGCGTTCACATGGAACGGTAAGTCGGTATTCATCTCCCAAGGCGGCTACGAGGGCGACGACATTACCAACCTGTGGATGCAGTCCGACCGCCGTGAGTGGATGTTCCGTTGCCTAGCCTGCGATACCCAGCAAGCCTACGAGTTTGAGCAACTCATCTACCCACCCGAAGCCAAGGGCGGCGACGGCTGGGACATCGACAAGGTCAAGCGCGGCATCAAGTACAAGTGCAAGTCCTGTGGTCATATGCACAATGACTCCTTTGCCATCCGGCAGGAGATGAACGCCAAGGCTGAATACGCCCCCATGAACCCCGGCGCCCCCAAAGGCATCGTCGGCTTCCATTGGAACGCCCTGTGTGGTCAATGGGGTATGTCGTGGGGCGAACTCGCCGAAGAAGCCATCGTCGCCAAGCGCGCTTACGATAACCACGGCGACGAGACAAGCCGCATGGAGTTTAAGCAGAAGCGTCTTGCCGTGTCGTGGACGGAAGAAGTGGACGAAGGGGGCGGCGAGATCATGCCAAGCGGATACAAGTTGGCAGACGGGTGGGAGGACGAAGGTGCCATGGTGGACACCAAACTAGTTGCCGCGCCAATCACCGACGACCACCGCAAGGCAAAGCAGTTTGCTCGCCTGCGGTTCATGTCCGTGGACGTTCAGCGCAAGGGCTACTACGCCGTCATCCGTTCTTGGACAGTAGATGGCAAGTCCCGCATGGTCTGGTGGGGGTACGTCGAGACTGACGACCAACTTCGGGAGATGCAGGTCAAGTACGAGGTAGCCAACTTCTTTGTGTTCCTAGACTCTGGTGACGGCCCGAACACCGATGCCGTCTACCGCCTCTGCGCGCGCTTCGGTTGGAACGCCACCAAGGGTTCTGGGGCAAACGAGTTTGCATGGCGCGTGATGACACCCTTCGGGATGAAGGTGGCCTATCGACCCTACCAGCCAGCCAAGGTCATCCAAGTTGGCGCCCAGTCCTGCAAACTGTATGTGTTCTCAAACCTTGTGTTCAAGGACTCCCTATCCCGTCTACGGCGCGCTGGTCACCACACCTACGCCGAGGACGCCGGAGACGAGTACCGCAAGCAGATGCAGTCGGAACACCGAACCAAGAACAACAACGGCACCCCCATCTGGATACCCATTGGTGATCGCGCTAACCACTTATGGGACTGCGAAGTCATGGGCATCTTGCCTGCGATGATGGCCAAACTCATCGGCAAAGGCAAAAACAAGAACGCCATCTCAACCGAGGAAAAGGAACCGGGCAAGGAACTCGAAAGTTCTCCTTGACGTGAGCGCACCCGATGGCAAGATAAGGTCAAGTCTTGGATGCAGGAGGTTGTGGGGCGTTATTGGTGGCTCTGGTGGCGTCTATCCTGCATCCAAGACCCAAGTTTACACGGGGCTAAAGCCAAATGGCTCGCGCTCAAGGTATTTTTCTAATCTTGGACATCTCCGACATAGAGGAAATTGTCGCACAGGCCGTTGTATTGCTCAAACAGGGCAAGACCATGATGGAATACGCAGACTCCGGCACGTCCGTGACCAAGGAGTTCCCTATGACCATCCAGCAGACCCTTCTGGAAGCACGATACGCGCTCCAAGTCAAAGACCCCCAAAGATATGGGGCTATCGACCGTGTGCGCGTGATCAATATGCTCAATAACTTCCGAGGACTCTGATGAAGAAAAACACCCGCAAAACCCCACAAAAGAAGTCCGTACCGCCCGTTGCTAAGGGCGTTAAAGTGAACCCTGCCCTAAAGAAGCAGGCTAACTCCACGGGGCCGGGCATCTTCAGTAATTTCGAGAGCGCAAAGTTCAGCAACAAGCGCAGTTGGATTTGGTCGTCATGGCCGCAGGACTTCAAGAAAACCATGACGGTGTTCGACCGCATGGAGACGACCCGCAAGATGCGCTGGTTGGAACTCAATGCGGGACTAATCCGACAGGTCATCGCCGACATGGCGACCTACTCGGTCGGGTCGGGTATCAAGATGCAGGCACAGTCGGGTAGCGAGCCTTGGGACGACCAAGCCGAAAAGTACTTCAATAAGTGGGCTTCGCGCTCATGCGACATCACGGGTCGTTACTCGTTCTTTGAACTTCAGCACATCTGTTGCCGCTTGATGGATCGTGACGGCGAGTGCTTCATCATCAAGACCAAGGGGTCAGACGGTCGTCCCAAATTGCAGGTCATCGAGTCCCACCGTGTTGGCAACCCCGGCAACGACGGCGCTCCGCCTCCCGGCATGGTAGATGGCATCTTCTTTGGCCCATACGGCGCCCCCCAGTACTACAATGTAATACGCTCAGACGGCTCCAGCCGCCGAGTACCCGCCAACGCCGTCATGCACCTGTACGAGCCAGAATTGGCTTCTGGCGCGCGCGCTTACAGCCCCCTACAACACAGCATCAACAACCTCGTTGACATGCTGGAAATCCTTTCGCTCGAAAAGGAAGCCGTCAAAACCAACAGCGATTTGGTTCGTACCATTACGCGCGAGAACGCACAGTTCGACGGAACCCAGTCTGACTTTGAAGCCTTCGGCATGCGTCCGCAGGACTACGGTGAAAATGGTCTTGCTGACCCAAGGGAAGCATCGACGTTCATCGGCGGCAAGACCCTTGCCCTCGCTCCCGGCGAGAAGTTAGAGTCTTTTGAATCCCAGCGTCCGAACAGCACGTTCAACGGATTCATCGAACACCTCATGCGTGACTCGCTCGCAGGGGTATTACCATTCGAATTTGTGCATGACGCAACGAAGGCAGGCGGTGCTACTATGAGGTTCATAGTAGCCAAGGCTGACCGCAAGTTCCAGCATCGTCAGAATGTGCTGATGCAACGCTTCCTCACTCCTGTGTGGGGCTACATTATCGGTAACGCCATCAAGAATGGCGAACTCCCTTCCATTGATAGTTGGATGCAGGTTTCCAGCACCACCCCGCGCCGTGTCACCGTGGATGCCGGACGTGATGCCCAGCAGACCCGCCTCGACATCGAGACGGGCATCAAGACCATCACACAGTTCCACCTTGAGAATGGTGATGATCCGCGCGAACAGATGCGCGCCAATGCCGCCGAGAAGGCGTACATCAAGGAACTTGCCGAGGAGTTTGAAATCCAACCTTCCGCAATCTACAAGCCACAGAACGTAGCCCTCGACGCCATTGACGCATCCTTCTCCGAAGAAGGCGCGAACAAGGGCGACACCATGACCATCCAAGACGATGGCGAAGATGTCGAAGTTTCCGTGGACGACCCCAACGTCAAGCCCAAGGTAAAAAACCGCAAAGACGAAGAATAAAACATTATGAACTCACTTCAAAACGCCTTTAAGACGCTAACGCCTATGCTCATTGAACCGAGCAAGGCGAAGGCTTACCTCGACAAGATCGCCCAGTTCCCCATGCCACAAAAGGCAAACGACGACCTTGATGACATGTTGGAAATGATTTTCGGAGAGAAGCCAGAGATGGCAAAGTCCGGCAAGTTGGCCATCATCCCCGTAAAGGGGGTCATTGGTAACGACCTTACCGAACTTGAAAAAATGATGGG